CATCTGATGGAAATGGAAGCCACGCAAGCACCTTAAAATCACCATCATACACTAAATCAGTAAGTTGGCAGCATTACCGACAAAACCAGACAATTATCATAACGAGCAAGAACATAATACCAACCATCATTATAATTAATCATTTCATATTCTTTCTTAAACTGTGGTTTGTAATATCCTGTCAGAAATGAAAAAAGCCAGAAATATGCCACAAAAGCAATCATCACAATCTCAAAAAAATGTTTTTTTATAAATGGCTTATCATAGAAGCATGATACCGATAAAAATCGCCCATAAGATCTTATCGAAATTGTAACCGCCAGCGCAATCGCTGCTGACAGTAGCAAAAGAGGTACCTGAATCTTCTGTCTCAATATAGAAAACTCAATAATTGCCGGCACAAACAATAATTCCACAGCAAAATAAAGGCGAAATACATTTAGCTCTTGCATAGAATGTTTTCTTTTCACTGCGAAAAAGAATACAACACCAATACCCCAACCGATAAGAAATATAGCAATGACGATAACTGCAAAAAATAAACTTCTGGCAACATCATCAACACCTGCACCTACAATCCACCATGGGAAGCCGTAGTAAAAAGAAGTACCCCATCCATAGAAATAAGCACTCCCCCATCCAAGGCATCCCATGTAGGCAATAAAAAGTGAAGAACTCCTGAGCAGCGCACCATCCTTCATAACCACCCCAATACAAGATGATAACATTGGCTTACAACTCATAACAAAAGCAATTCAATGCCGTCAAGAGGTTACAGGCTAAAAAAACTCTATTACATTGCAGTCAGCATGTTTACTACACAAATACAATTCAGAGCATAAAAACTACTCGGCGGCAGGTTATTGAGCTCATCAATGACATGTAAAAAACGCCCATTATTGGTGTCAAGTTTCCCCAAAGTTATTCAAAAAGTCAATATTATGCCGTTAATATGTTGCCATCCGTGGCAATCATGGCGCTAACGTGTGATCGCATTCAAAATGTTGTCTGCGATTGACTCTTCCTTGTGGCATTGCACAACCAGAGCGTCATACAGCGGCTTAACAGTGCGTGACCAGGTGGGTTGAGTAAGGTTTGGGATTAGCATCGTTACAGCGCGATATGCGGCGCTTGCTGGCATTCTTGAATAGCCGACACCTTTGCATCTTCCGCATTCTTTCTCAACAACTCTCCCCCACAGCTCTGTTTTGGCTATATCAACTGCCCGACCTGTACCGTGGCAATCTCTGCATCTTGCGCCCGGCGTCGCGGCACTACGGCAATAATCCGCATAAGCAAATATTGCGAGCACTTGCAGTACCTTTGCCTTAGTATTTCCTTCGAGCTTTGCCACACCACGGTATTTCCCCGATACCTTGTGTGCAAATTGCATCAGATAGTTGATAGCCTTTTGTTTGTCGTTCTGGCTGAGTTCGTGCTTACCACAGAATGCAGCCATTCCGAATCCGGCTTGTGATTGCGCCATTCCCATAGCAGCCATCACATCAGTACCGGAAAGAGAGTCAGAAGCCGTAGCCCGTGGTGAGTCGCTCATCATCGGGCTTTTTGGCGAATGAAATTTAGCTACGCTTTCGAGTCTCATGCGCCTTCTCCCTGTACCTGAATCAATGTGAGGTTTCCGCAGAACACTGCGCCGGTATCGATATACATCTGGTTGGCAAACTTGAGTGGTTTCACTGCTGGCGTATGACCAAAGATGAACGTGTCCGCGCCTTTGATTTCTTTCACGATCCCGTCTTGTGAGTTGCTGATTCGTTCGCGGTTCCAGATTACCTGCTGATGATCAACTGGCTTTCCAAACTCGTATTCGTCACAAGGATAATCGGCGTGGCAGATGACATATTTTTTATCTTTGCTCACCAGTTCGATGATTAACGGAAGTTCTTCTGCTTTATGGGCAAGAGCTTTAGCCAGAATTTCTTTGTCGTAATCGAGATTAAAGAACCAGCCACCGCCATTAAGCAGCCAGTGATTGACGTTTCCACGCTCTGATAAGCCATCAATCATCATGTGCTCATGGTTTCCACGTACAGCTCTGAACCAGGGGAATGTGATTAATTCCAGGCATTCAACGTTCTCTGCACCACGATCAACCAAATCGCCAACCGAGATAAGCAGGTCTTTTTTGGTGTCGAATCCTATCGTCTCCAGTTTTTTCATCAGGTTCGTGTAGCATCCGTGCAGATCGCCAACTACCCAAATATTTCGGTATTTGCTGCCATCAATTTTTTCGTAATAGCGCATCTCTTTCACTCCATCCGCGATGAACCATGAGAACGTCGTTGACGATGGCGTGCATTTTCCCGTCTTTATCATCAACGTATTTTCTGACCGTACCGCGACTACATTTCAGTCTGCGTGCTACTTCTGTCTGGTTTCCGTATGCTTCAACGAGCATGTCTGGAATGGTTTTTACTGAGAACGTCATGCGGCCTCACTTCTGCTATTTCGCAGGTCTTTGAGTTTCTGCTGATACTCCGCCTTAATGGCCCTGCACTCTTCGACAGTCCAGCGATGGCGGTTATGGTTTGATTCGATTTCGTCTACTGCTTCCTGCCCGATGCGGTTAATCAGTTCGACGCGATACGGAACGAGATTTCCGCTTTTATGTTGGTTGCACACCACGCATTGCTTGTGAATATTGCGTTCATCAAATCGGAGTTGAGGCGCCGCAGCAGTTGTCCGGTAATGCCCGGCATCCCACTGAGCAGACGTGAGCGTTCCGCACGAGATACATGGTAAGTCGCGATCTCTTTCTCTGATGAAGGCGTTTACGGCTTGTTGGGCTTGTTTAATCCAGTAACTGCGGGGCTTTAAGGCGAGTTTTCGAATCTTCAGTTTATCTTTCTGTTTCTGCTCCTCTCGTCGTCGTTTCTTCTCTGCTGCTTTTTCCGCTTTTTCGCGTTCTTTGCTTCGTCGTTCGAGTGCTATCTTGGTTCCACAAATCTCATTACACCAATATTGATTTTGATATTTTGGTATAAACCATTCATTGCAACATTTACATTTCCTTCGATAGATTCGCATAAGTGCTCCTTTCGTTGCCGGAAAAATCACCGTAATACTTATCTCGGGCTTCTTCAGCAACTAGTACCGCTAACTCCAGATCATCAAAGCATCCGAAGTGTTTACTCTTGCCATGGAATCCTAGCCTAACATTCCATTTTTTCTGTCGTTTGTGCCAAGTAACCCCTCTGCAACCTGATTTGCTATTCTTTCGGATCCTTATATTTCTTGAATTTTCTATTGGCAGGCATTCTCTTAAATTTTCTGGCCTATTGTCGGTCCTAATTCCATTAACGTGGTCAATTTGACCAGCAGGCCAACGATTATGAGTTATGTAAAAAACTAAGACGTGAGTTTTATATCTACGCCCATCTATTATGATCATTGAATAACCGTTGGAATCAAAAGTTCCAGCAACACTATTTAATGCTATCCTTCCCTGAGTGGGAACTTTCCATCTAAATACCCCGGTAGATTTATCGAAACTTAGTAACTCAAATATCCTTTTAACAGTTAAATCTTCTCTTTTACGGTTACATCGTCTTCGCGCTGGTTTAGCCATCGCCTTCTTCCTCCGTAATGGTTTTCTGAATTTGGCCACCTGAACAGAGCTCACCAAAGCTATGGATGTCGGTATTTCCACAATACCAAGATGGCGAAAATAACTGCATGATAAGCCTCAGGGAAAAGGGAAGACACTACCCCCGATAATTCAGAAACAAATCGAAATACATGAACTAAAGAAAAAACCACAACAAACAGAAATAGAAATGGAAATAGAAATAGAAATAGAAATAGAAATAGAAATAGAAATATTAAAACAGACCACCACATTCCTGATGTCATACTCACTAAACAATTTTTCGACAACATGGTAGCTCATAGAACGTTATCGTGTAGACACCCTCTGCTACGTATTCGGTGTTCAGTGCAATATCTACAAATACTGGAAAAATCTAAAATCGAGGCAAGTTTTTGGTGATAACTATAGTTAGACTATATTGACGACCTGATGTGCTGTATGTAATAACTAACAAAAAATATTTTCCATGGGATTTTTTATTTTAATGAAATGCAAAATATTTTTATCAATAGTTAGTATTATGGAAACCATTAATTCAGGAGGAAACTTGATTCCAAATTCAACTTCAAATAAAGGTTATGTATGCATTGACATGCAGTGTTCGTCAACCTCTGAACCAACAGCTTCTACCTCCAGCAACCGGAGTATTAAATTAGCCGCTTCCACAAATGTATATCCGATAACAAGAAACGACTCCGAGCTCACTCTGAACGATTTTCTTGATAATAGCTCTTCTACGTCATCATTGGACTACATTAATGAATTGGGTTCTCAACTGACGTTAAATGATTTTCTTGACAACATAAAGACAAATGAGGTGGATAGAACATGTACGGATGTGGTAATTAATATCCCACAAGAGATACAAACAAATACACAGGAAAATGATTTGTTATTATCCGATAAAAATAATTCAATATGCATTGAAATCGATGAAAGAATTACAAAAATCCTAACATGCAAGCAAAAATATCAACTGGACAGCATCATTCATGAAATTATACCAAAAGAGAATGAGAGTGCAGAAACTGTTCTCCATCTTATGAGAGTTCTGAACGATCAATATCATCAGGTATATAATCAGTCAGGATGTTTTTATAAAGCCTATATGGCCATACACAATAAAATCGAACAGATACTTCCATATGCGTTCAGAGCCGGAGGCGGAATCAGCATTCACTTGCTCATACAGGCATTATTTTTTAATGGCGACTATAACAAATCACCTTCACAGTCTCAACAACCATCTTTATATACATCACCTTCTCCAACAATAAATACAGAAGCATTCTTAAGTAATGTATTATCACTAGATATAACCCAGGTACGCATACTTGGTAATTTACTATCAGCAACTTTATTTCATGCACCAACAATATTCTATCAATATCCTAAACTAATAGATGAAGTTAAGTATTGTATAAGTAATAAAAAAATAACAGGTTCGGTTATAGCACGATTTACTCTATGTTTAACAAGTACATTACTAACCATGTCACCACTGTTAATGCTTAATGGAGCAGTTAAAACAGGTAGCATAGTAAGAACTATAGGTAGGGGAGTGCGTTATGTTGATATACCATTGGCCTTAGCTATATTAGGTGACTCGTGGTATAAAGCTTATAAACATGGTTCTTCTGATAACCCAAATTCTGCTCAGAGATTTATATCGCAAGAAGCGGCCTTTAAAACCACCCAGCGGGTATTAACACAAGGATTAAGTCTGATGTCCTCTTTATCGGGAGCAATCATGCGCTCTCTTGAGAAAGGCACACCACCACAAATGATGTCTTTATTCATCGTAAACATACTAAATCTATTATTTCATCAAAATCCATATGAAGGGGCATCAGCAAGTGCTAATGCTTTGAAAAGATCAACTTACTCCCATAATCCGGACATACTAAATACTCAGGCAATAGCTCTTTGTGTTGACCTCCAGCATACAAAAAATATAACCATGCCACTTTTCAAAACAAAAGACAGGATATCTTACGCATTCAATGGACAAAGAACATCCCCAGAAGACCAAAAACAAATACTGAAAGAAGTTATAAACTCCTGTACCCAAGGAGAAAGAGCCATTTTAAATACATCACAATCAGAAACATGCAAACATAAAATTGATGAGATTTATGAAAAAAGATTCTCAGAAACAGAACTAAATACATTACCAAACGAAATGAAAAATTTCTTGATATTTTTGAACAAAACTCATGAAAAAGATATTTCGCGTTTAAGCATGGGTAACGAAGTTAATGAAAAAATAATTGCAGTTATAGTCAAGACGTTAGCATATAGAGAGTCTATGTTTTGTTAGACTTTAACTCTATATTGATATAACATTAGCCAAATATTCAACAGTGTATGCGACCAAACACCAACATGTCGCATACATATACAATTTGAATATTTAATTATATTTACTTAATGTATTTCTATAAAAGCAGATTACAAACTCACAACAAAAAACCTCATAACACATTAACAATCAATTCTTTTCATCTTTATAAATTCTCATATCAGGCTTGCACCCGATAAACCGGCGAAAACTATTTAAAACCCATCGAGTGAAGTAATCTCTAAAACCAAAGAAATACCAAGTGAAAATATTCACGATAAAATGCCCGGTCAAAGCCCCTCCTGTACCGCATGCAAGAACAGTAAAAAATCAGATGTTTTCATAAATATCAGTCCTCATCGTTTTGCCTGGCATGTCCTTTACCAGCAATCTTCTGTATGCACTAAGCCTAGATAGAATCCACTCAGTGTACACTGAAGCCCGCTCGACGCTTTCTTGTTCGTAACTTCGATTTTAGTCAATTACCTTGTTTTCCTCGCACGATGTCTTAGCCACCGGATATCCCACAGGTGAGCCGTGTAATTGAAGGTTTTTACGTCAGATTCTTTTGGGATTGGCTTGCGTTTATTTCTGGAGCGTTTCGTTGGAAGGTATTTGCAGTTTTCGCAGATTATGTCGGTGAAACTTCGTCGCTGTCGTCTCATTCGTACCTCCTGTCGGTAAATCTGACACCCTGACCAATAGCCCATGCTGTTGTGTACTCAATCAGACTTGCCATACGCTTCACGCTCATCTGCGCGCTGCTTTCGCGAATGTTGACGTATTCGCCTTCAAGGCCTGGCAAAACATCAGCTTCCTGTTTTGTTGCCACTGCATGACCGCTGATCAACAAAACCTTCCATTGTTCTGGTTTTAACCATTTATCGCGCCACTGAACTTGCCTAGCGATATCTGCGACCATCGCGTGAAATTTTGCGTTCTGGTCAAGGTTGCGCTTGTAGTCAGTAATGCGGATGGTGACTGGCTTGTCTTTATCGAGTGGTGTTGCGAGGATGGCATTTATTGCGGCTTGCTGTTGTTGCTTAGTTCGGAGGAAGATTGTTTGCTTCATCGTTACTCCTTCACTTTGACTCCAGCAGAGCGGATGTTTTCCTCATAAGCATCCATTGCATCACCGAAGCCATTGGAATAATCAACAGTAAACCCTTTGGTTAATGCTTCTCTGCTGTCGATAAACTTTGGCGCGGTTATTTCAATAGCTGATCGCGATGCCTGCCACGTTTGCCAGTGGCCTTGAACATCGTCAATCACGTATTGACCACCAATATTACCGCTGCCAATTTCATGGTGATTTTCAGGGTAACGGATAAGGTCTGAAGATTCGCCTCCACGTCGCAACCAACTTTCTTCAAACTGCTTTCTTGATTCGTCCATATTCCTCTCCATCACCACTCATTTTTAAGTAAGCGCCACACAGCCTTTCCGCGCGGGAATATCCTGTCGATATTCTTCTGCATGTTATTTGCCATCACCTTTCGATAGTCATTGCGATAGGGCTTGTTGCGGATAACTTTTGCCATCTTGTAATGACGTCTTAATCGTTCTTTTGTCCACCCGTCGTAAAGAACACCAATCGTTGTCATCATTTCTCTCCATTAGTGTGCTGGGGTGTTAGGCCTGTACGATTTCACATTTTCTTATGCGGAGACCGTTCTCATCATCTTGTAAATCAATAGCTCGCTGAGCATCCTCTTTAGTGCGGAATACCGCCTTAACTTCACCGTATTTTTCATGCGCTACTGAAACAAGCCCATCTTCATCGTCGATGATTGCGTAAAACATATATTCGCTGTTACTCATGCTCTCACCTCACTCTGTTTCTGATGCAAATAAAAAGGCCTGCGATTACCAGCAGGCCTGTTACAAGCTCAGTGATGTAGATGGTCATCAGAATCCTCCTTTCTTCTTGGACTGCGGTTCCTCGCGTTCACGGCGGCGAATTTCAGCAGACTGTTGGTCTGTGTCATAAATAGCGCCATTTGCCTGAATGCAATACACCGTACCGGTATTGCCATGACGATTGAGGCGAAGGATTAGTTCAGTTTCACCAGGAGGAACGCTGTCATCAAAAGCACCTTCACGATGGATCCCAACCCAATAATCGCAATCCTGTTCAATCTGCCCTGTATCTCGGGAGTCACTTGGTAATGGGCGTTTATTGGTTCGGCTTTCCAGTGCGCGGTTAAGCTGTGTCAGAAGCACAACAACACAATCAAGCTCTTTGGCAAGGTTCTTCAGTCCTTTTGTGATCATGCCGTAAGCAAGGTCGTTGCGATCGGCCTTCTCAGCGGTCATTAGTGTCAGGTAATCGACCAGAATCATGCCAACGCATCCTTTTTCTCGTTTGATTCGACGGCTTTCGCTGACGATTTGAGCCAGAGATAATCCCGGCGTGTCGTCGATGTAAAGCAGGTCGATTTCACTCAAGCGATTTGCTGTTTCGATCGCCCTGTTGAAGTCACCATCGTAATCACCCTGATAGCCGTCATCGGCGTCATTTGTCGCCGGAAGGTAAAAAATATTCGGGTTAACACCAGACTTCTGCCCTACCAGTTTTTCCAGTATCTGATCACCTGGCATTTCAAGGCTGAACATCAGAGCAGGCTTTTTCTCATGCACTGCGCAGTTGATTGCCATCTGGCTGTATAGCGTCGTTTTCCCCATCTTAGGGCGAGCGCCAATGACAAACAGAGAGCCTTTCACCAGACCTTTCGGTGACAGCATCCTGTCCAGCGATGGGATCCCTGTGCTCATTCCTCGTTGTTCGCCTGACGGGTCAAAACGCTTCTCAAGGTCGCTAACCCAGTCTTCCATGACCTCACCAAATGAGCGAAGGCCGCGACGCGATCCGGTTTTTGCATGGTCTGTCAGTTGCGTGAAAATTGCCTGAATAGCTTCGTACTTCTGCGTTGCAGTCATTCCGTTGCGGGAATAGAGCAATTCCGTCGCTTCAGTCATGCGGTTGATGGCGTAGCGTTCCATTGCGGTTTCACGAACCTGCATTGCATAGGCAACGATGTTTGCTGCGCTTGGCGTGTTCTTTGCGATCTCAGCGATATAAGCAAAACCGCCAACAGACGCCGTTAACGATTTGCGCTCCAGTTCATCGAAAAGCGTCAGCCCATCTACTGGCTTTTGCTCCCGGTGCATTCTGGTTATTTCTTCGAAAAGGATTTTGTGTGGTCGGCTGTAAAATGAATCAGGCTTCAGCATCGCCAGAACTTTCCGGACGCGCTCACTGCTGTCATCATCCAGAAGCAATCCACCAATAACCGCCTGCTCTGCCTCGATGCTATGGGGCGGCGCATAAAAATTATCGGTCATCGTGTTCACCCTCACGAACTTTCAGGTAGGTATTATCGTTAAGCAGGAAATCAAATCCCTTTTTGTGCCAGACGGTTCCGCGCTGATGGTTTGGGCGCTCTTCGAACATCCATCGGCAATTTTCGCCTACGTAGCTCAAATAATTTCTCCAGTCCTGCATCGTGAACCCATGCCCGTCAAGCTGTCGGGTTATCACTCCGGCTTTGCGCCAGAACGTTCGGATCTGGTTTTTACGCTTGTCATTCAGTGCGCGGATTCTTGGCGCTTCAGGAAGGATTTCGTGGTAAGCATCGACAACATCCTGACAGCTGACGGAAGGTTTTTTCTTGTCAGACTTTTTGTCTGCTGTGGCACTCTCTAATACGTCAGTATTAGAGATATTATTTATATTATTGTTTATGGACAACCGTTGGACAACCGTTGGACAATCTCCGCTGAGAGCCGCGCCATTACTGGTGTTTGCGTTGGACAACCGTTGGACAACCGTTGGACAATTTTTTGACTGAAAATCGTCATATTTAACGATTGTAAACAGGCTAAATTTCTTCCCCATCGCGCAAATATTAAGCATCCCTTTCGACTCAAAAGTCCGTAATAAGCTCCGAACTTTGTTGTCTGGGATGAATGTTTCTCTGACCAGCGACGGGCGTCCAGTTATCATCTGACCGCGATCAACAGTTATCGGACCGATATCCGTATTGACGACAGTAGATTCGTGATTAGCCTTGAGGATTAAGTGAAGCCAAAGATGTACTGCCTGAGAGTCCTTATAGAGCCTGCTGTCCATAAACTGGCGGTGTATAGAGACATACCCCATACTGGATGCCTCCTGATGTTGTACAGGGTTATGCCTGTAATCAGCTAACTTAACGACGCCCATGTTTCACTCCTGCTTTGGCTAGTCTGTAAATACCAACAAGGCGCTCTGCGAACGCCCTGTTATTTGCTGCGGCTACCACTAATCCCTCGGGTGAATCAGGGTGTCGAATCTCTTCTTTTTCCTGGTATTTCTTACGACGTTTTGTCATAATTACTCCTGTGGATTGATCCAGTCTTTCTACATCAGGCCTCAAAACTGTTGCCGCAGTCTTGAGGCTTTTCTTTTGTCAGCACCATGGCTACTTTCTTTGCCAGCTCCGCTAATTCCTCGTCTTCAACACCCCACTCCAGCACAGCCAGAAGCATGGCCATCTTTGGGATAAAGCTGTCTTTCCATCGCGAAATTTGCGATTCATTGATCCCTAATGCATCAGCAACCTTTCGCTGACCACGTACAGCAATTCGATTTAGGATGTTGCTTGTAATTGCATTCGCTTTCTTGCGAGTACTTGTAAGTTGCATATGTAAGTATTTCCTTAACAAATAAGAAGTTATGCGCACCAACTGATGCGCGTTGTATTCCCGCATTTCGGCGGGAATGAGGACCATGACTGTTAAAGAGCGGTGTTACTATTTGTTTTTCTTGTTGCTTGGGAAAGGTCGAACCTCCTCTCCAATCACACTGCCATCAGGCTTTACCGTAACCATAATGTTACGGCCTGCCAGAATGGCCTTGCTGATAGCGCACTGGATTACACCAAAGTCACTGGCTGCTTTAGCCTGTCCATGGATTTTGGCGTAATCGGCAAGTGTCATTCGAATCATATGCACTCTCCGTTATTAACCATGAACAAAGAATACTACAGGTATTCAAAACAATCAATACTCAGGGTATTTTTAGTTTAAGTACCTTAGCTATTAGAATTAAGCTATGGAAAATAAAAAATCACTGACGACAGAACAGCTCGAAGACGCTAAGCGGCTTAAGGCTTTGTATGAGTCAAAAAAGAAAGAATTGGGAATAACCCAATACTCAATCGCTGATGAACTGGGTATCACCCAAGGAGCGGTAGGGCATTATCTTAATGGCAGAAATGCGCTAAACGTTGAGGTTGCATCTGGTTTTGCACGATTGTTGCAAGTCTCAATTGCTGATTTTAGCCAGTCAATTGCTGCCAAGGTTGCAGAACAGGCAGAAAGCCTTAAGAGCGATGCCAACGTAAGGTATGCAGGGGAATACAGAGCAGGAAAGAGGTATCCGGTGTTAAGCAGTATCCAGGCTGGCTCGTGGTGTGAAGCATGCGAACCATACACCATTAAAGACATAGATGTTTGGCTTGAGTCTGACGCGCATATTCAAGGTAATGCGTTCTGGCTTAAAGTGGAAGGTGATTCAATGACGGCACCGGTTGGGTTAAGCATTCCAGAGGGAACATTCGTTCTTTTCGATACCGGAAGGGAGGCGATCAACGGCAGCTTGGTCATAGCAAAACTTTCTGACTCTAACGAAGCAACATTCAAGAAGCTGATAATCGACGGCGGAAATAAATACCTCAAGGGACTTAATCCTGCATGGCCTCTCGTGCCAATCAATGGAAACTGCAAGATTATAGGCGTTGCAATTGAGACAAAACTAAGGCTGGTTTGATCACGCAAGGGGCGATTATGGTTGGAACCGCTATAGCAAGCTTTTTTGGGATGTTGGCAATCTCGACAATTTACGGCTTAGCGCATGCTTTTATTGCGAAATCTCTATCAGAAAAAATAAGCCAGGCTTGGGCGCATAGATCAGCTCGTTTCATGATTCTGGTGATCATGGCAATACAAGGGATATCTGCATTTATCCTCTATGGATCAAGCTTATACCTATTGTATCAAGGCGCGACATTTACGCCTTACACCAGTGATTACGGAACTCTATACGATGGTAGTGAAGACATCTCTATGGCTTGGATCGTCTTTGGTTTATCTATGGCCGTGTCTGTTGTAGCAGACATCATTAAGGTAATTCTCGTCTTAACCTTCGCTGACTAACTCATAATCCCGGCAGCAATAGCTATCGGGATCCACTTCACATATCCCGCATAAAAAGCACTGAACAAGCAGACACCGAAAAAATAAATATCCTTTGTATTCATTTGCTTATCATTATTTCACCAAAAATAAATACCTTGGGTATTTACATAATAAAATACCTACAGTATTCTTTAGCCATCAGCAGGACGCTGGAAGCCAAACGGAACAGCTTGGCAGGCTCTTTAACATTGATGGGATTGTCCCGCCGAAATGCGGGAACCAAAGAGTAGTTGGCTTTGGGGTGACGTGAAGTGCAGCTGCACGACGGCAACCGGAAGATAAGCACCCGGCGCGTCACCGCCAAAGTCAATCATCGGAGGTCAACATGACAGTAGTCATTACATATCTGGCTGACGATAACGCCAGAAATCGCCGCAGAGCACGCAGACAGGCTCAACGTGAACAGGCAATGCAAGAGCAGCGACTGGCGCGAAAAATTGCGCTAAAGCTCTCTGGTTGCGTCAGAGCAGATAAAGCAGCATCACTCGGAAGCCTTCGCTGCAAGAAGGCAGATGAATGCAGTGGAAGTATTTGCCTGCCAAACGTAGCCATTTACGCGGCAGGCTACCGGAAATCAAAACAACTGACAGCGAGGTAAGTGATGAATCAGACATACATTCCATCATGCTTGAGAAATCTGCCAAAGCAGAAAGCAAAGCCCCGCAAGCAAGCCATAAAGGACGCTAAGGCAGAGGTTATTGATCAAGCAATACAATTGCTCAGGGAGGAGTTAAGAAGTGGCAAGCTCGAAGGAATGATGATGACCTATCAGCGCGGATATCTATCGGCGATTAGTAAGTTGGAAGTATTGAAGAGTGAATTATGAACTATCTGGAATTTCCGGATGGTTCATTGTTTTGGCAGCAAGCCACTTATTTGAGGTGAGATATGACAAAATCATGGAGCGTACCTTTTCCTGAATCAGAAACTGAACATGATGGAATGCCTGTTTTCTGGAGATTCCAGGCGACAGTTGAAGAAGATGGAATCAAAATATTCGCACTTCAATATATAGCTTTTCATCAGACAGAGCATTATGCATGGTTGGTTCCTGCGCATTGGATTGTTAATTTTAAACCAGCACCAAATCAGTGGTTACAGGAATGGAAACAAAAGAGAAATAGATATGCAATTAAGAAAGTAGCAAAAAATGCAGAAAGATCTTTTGCATTCCCAACGAAGAAACTTGCCATTGAAAGTTTATTGCGCCGGAAGAAATACCATTTAATGAGAATCAAACAAGATTTGGCTGTTGTATCAACTCTTGTTGATGGGATGAAGAATATTGATACATCAACACCAGATATTGAATATAACTTTGGGCACAACCAAGAAACAGAAAATTGGGTATTTTATTAGTACGAGTAAGCACTGTGTATTCATTCCAACGAGTGAATACACGGAGCAATGTCGCTCGTAACTAAACAGGAGCCGACTTGTTCTGATTATTGGAGATCTTCTTTGCCCTCCAGTGTGAGGGCCTTTTTATATGCATACCAATAACGCTTCACTCGAGGCGTTTTTCGTTATGTATAAATAAGGAGCACACCATGCAATATGCCATTGCAGGGTGGCCTGTTGCTGGCTGCCCTTCCGAATCTTTACTTGAACGAATCACCCGTAAATTACGTGACGGATGGAAACGCCTTATCGACATACTTAATCAGCCAGGAGTCCCAAAGAATGGATCAAACACTTATGGCTATCCAGACTAAATTCACTATCGCCACTTTTATTGGCGATGAAAAGATGTTTCGTGAAGCCGTCGACGCTTATAAAAAATGGATATTAATACTGAAACTGAGATCAAGCAAAAGCATTCACTAACCCCTTTCCTGTTTTCCTAATCAGCCCGGCATTTCGCGGGCGATATTTTCACAGCTATTTCAGGAGTTCGGCCATGAACGCTTATTACATTCAGGATCGTCTTGAGGCTCAGAGCTGGGCGCGTCACTACCAGCAGATAGCCCGTGAAGAGAAAGAGGCAGAACTGGCAGACGACATGGAAAAAGGCCTGCCCCAGCACCTGTTTGAATCGCTATGCATCGGTCATTTGCAACGCCACGGGGCCAGCAAAAAAGCCATTACCCGTGCGTTTGATGACGATGTTGAGTTTCAGGAGCGCATGGCAGAACACATCCGGTACATGGTTGAAACCATTGCTCACCATCAGGTTGATATTGATTCAGAGGTATAAAACGGATGAGTACAGCACTCGCAACACTGGCAGGGAAGCTGGCTGAACGTGTCGGCATGGATTCTGTCGACCCACAGGAACTGATCACCACTCTTCGCCAGACGGCATTTAAAGGCGATGCCAGCGATGCGCAGTTCATCGCATTGTTGATCGTCGCCAACCAGTACGGCCTTAATCCGTGGACGAAAGAAATTTACGCCTTCCCTGATAAGCAGAACGGCATCGTTCCGGTGGTGGGCGTTGATGGCTGGTCCCGCATCATCAATGAAAACCAGCAGTTTGATGGCATGGACTTTGAGCAGGACAATGAATCCTGTACATGCCGGATTTACCGCAAGGACCGTAATCATCCGATCTGCGTTACCGAATGGATGGATGAATGCCGCCGCGAACCATTCAAAACCCGCGAAGGCAGAGAAATCACGGGGCCGTGGCAGTCGCATCCTAAACGGATGTTACGGCATAAAGCTATGATTCAGTGTGCCCGTCTGGCCTTCGGATTTGCTGGTATCTATGACAAGGATGAAGCCGAGCGCATTGTCGAAAATACTGCATACACTGCAGAACGCCAGCCGGAACGCGACATCACTCCGGTTAACGATGAAACCATGCAGGAGATTAACACTCTGCTAATCGCCCTGGATAAAACATGGGATGACGACTTATTGCCGCTCTGTTCCCAGATATTTCGCCGCGACATTCGCGCATCGTCAGAACTGACACAGGCCGAAGCAGTGAAAGCTCTTGGATTCCT